ATAATGGGCTACACAAGATGGACTGATGAATTAAAGAAGCGTGTTCAAGAATTGAGTGAACAAGGACTTGATTCAAGAAATATAGTTGAAAAACTTTATGAAGAAACAGGTGTTTATTATGCACGACGTTCTGTTCAACGATACGCAAGTGTAAAAGCGCCACAAAAAACCAATAGTGAAAACGACCATTTTAGTATAGAGCCTAAATATAGCTATGGTAGTGACGGTAAGGTTGATGATATTAAAATCACAGCCAAGTATCTACTACTGAATGAGCAGACACAGAAGACACCAGAGGATATTCTTGAGTATCTTAATCTTGATGTCAACGACTGGCGTATTGTATCAGCAATTCCAAACCAATGGACGACACCAACAGATAATGGTCCCAAGTGGAACTTCCAGTTAAAGGTTAATGTTAAGCCGAAGCTAGATGATGAATTAACACCACAAGATATTGTTAATCTGTTCAAAGCAGACATTAAGCCATACACAGTCAAACAGGTTGCACGTGATACGCACAATTTGGTTGTACCGCTTCCTGATTTGCATTTTGGTATAACTACCATGCTTGATGTTAAAGGTCACTTAGATAGACTGCTAGAGCTTATCAATAGGGGTTACAAAACGATTGTGATTGAACAGCTGGGTGATCTATTCCATTCTAGTCAGATGTGGTCGTCACAGACTTTGAAAGGCACATTACTTGATGAAGTTAATATGGTGCAAGCTGTTGAGGACGCTAAACAGTTCTTTGACGTGTTGGTAACTGCTGCATTGGAAAACAGCACAACACTTCACATCAAACAAATGGCAGGTAATCATAGTGCTAATTTGGAGTACATGTTCATGGAGTATTTGAAAGCCAAGTACCCACAAGCCGTTATCAAAAACAACATCAAGTTCCGTGACGCCTATTTATTGGATAACGTGGGTATCATGTTGGCTCACGGTGACTTAGCGCCCAAGAACTTGCCAATGCTATTTGCTAATGAGTTTGGCGGTGTCTGGTCGTTATCTCACAGTCGTGAAATCCACAAAGGTCACTTTCACAAAGAAAAGACGGTTGATGAAGGTGGTGTGATTAGTCGACAACTTGGAACAGTTAAGCCTAATGATAAGTACGAGATTATGAACGGTTGGACGTTATCCAAGAAAGAGCTATATGCACTTGAATATGATAGCGACAAGTTAGTTGCCGAGTGGCACGTTTAGGAGAATGACATGAAAAATTTAGCCAAAATACGATCATTTGGAATTACAGCTATATTACTGATATCAATTGGAGACATTTTATTCAGTGTTTATATCAAAGATTTTGTTGAATATATGGTAGTAGCTTGGATATTTAATTTTGTGGTCTTTTCAACGTTCCACCTTAGTACGAAACATTCCGAACAAAAAGCCAAACACGATAAATACAAAGATTGGGCTGACAAGTTAAACCAAGGAGAATGATATGCGTACAGATACAATCAGTAGAGATGATACACAAGACATGGAAATAGAAAAATTAAACCAACAAATGTCAGACCGAAAAAGGTTTGATACTGAAACGGCCAAAGCATTAAACGCATTTAAAGATATACTTTCAGAACACGTTGATGTGAACAATAAAAACTTTGAGATAGTAAGTGAATCTATTCGTGAGTTAACTGATAATCAAAATAAGGCAGACGCCAAAATAGAAGACCTCAATAGACGGGTTATTCAACTAACGGCTAGTTTATACGGTCTTGTAGTTGCGGTGTTCGTTGGTGTAATTGTTTATGCACAATTTTTCGCTTAGACGATAAGCGCTTTTTATTTTGCAGTGAAATTGGAAGGAGGTGACACAATGACATGAAATTAACGCCAAAGCAGAAGAAGTTTGCTGATGAGTATATCAAGACCGGAAACGCTACGCAGTCAGCGATTGAAGCTGGTTATAGTAAGCGTACAGCAGCGGTGATCGCGACAGAAAACCTTCAAAAACCTTATATAAAAGCATATATAGAAAAGTGCATGGCTGAAATAGCGTCAAAGCGCGTTATGAGCTACACAGAAGCCGTTGAATTGCTTACTAGTATAGCTAGAGGTGAAGAGAAAGAAACGGTTGTTGTGGCAACTCCTGTGAGTGTTGAGAAAGTCGAGAAAGAAGCAGATTTAAAGACAAGAATTAGTGCTTTGAAAGAGATACTTAAACGTTATCCAAATAACGACAAACTTATCGAACAACAGATACGTAAGATGAAAGCTGAAGCTGATGTGGCACAGATACAAGCTAAGCGCATGGCGGACGGTGAACAAAACAGTAGTGTCAATGTGAATATCGTGATACCGCAGGAGGACAACAATGGCGAATGATTTAGTGATTGATGTTCCTGAAATGGTTGATAAGGCATATTACAAGCTGTACACATCAAAACAGCAATACATTGCCTTAAAAGGCGCACGTGCCAGTGGTAAGTCAGTAGCAACAGCATTCAAGGTTGTGATTGATATACTGCGTTATCCGTATGTTAATTGGCTTGTTGTAAGACAGTTCCAGAATACACAGAAAGACAGTACGTTTGCCATTATCAAGTGGGCTGTTCACTATATGGGGCTAGATGATTACTTCAAGTTCACGGTTAGCCCGTTAGAGATAACTTACAAGCCGACACAACAAAAGGTGTTCTTTCGTTCAATGGACGACCCTTTGAAAATCACATCAATTACAACAACGGTTGGAAAGATATGCCGCAGTTGGTGGGAAGAAGCTTATGAGTTAAAAAGTGATGATTCATTCCAGACTGTGATTGAATCTATGCGTGGTGAGTTGCCTGCTGGTGGATTTTATCAGCATGTTATTACATTCAACCCGTGGAGTGATAGACATTGGTTAAAGCGTGAGTTCTTTGATGTCGATACAAGGCGCAACAATACACTAGCTTTTACAACCACATATAAGAATAATCACCATCTGAACGATGACTTTATCGAAGCTATGAAAGAAATGGTGGTGCGCAACCCTAATCGTGCAAAAGTTGCTGTATATGGCGACTGGGGTATATCGGAAGGACTTGTCTTTGATGGATTATTTGAACAACGAGATTTCAGCATGGAAGAGATTGCTAAGCTGCCAAAGTCAATTGGATTAGACTTTGGTTTCAAGCACGATCCAACCGCTGGTGAGTTTATGGCAATAGATCAAACTAATCGAGTTGTTTATGTCTATGATGAGTTCTATCAACAAGGAATGCTCACACAGGCAATTGCGCAGGCATTAGCGCAACATAAGGCCTATGGCTTGCCAATCACAGCAGATAGCGCAGAACAGCGTTTAACAACTGAGTTAGCTAGTGTATACGGTGTACCGAATCTACGTACAGCTGGTAAGGGTAAAGACAGTGTGATTCAAGGTGTGCAATACATGCAAAGCTATCATTATGTTATCCACCCAAGAGTTCAGGGGCTGTTAAGTGAAATGAACACCTATGTGTATGACAAAGACAAACTTGGTAACTGGTTGAACAAGCCAAAAGATGAAAACAACCACGCTATTGATGCCTTACGATATGCAATGGGACAATACATGTTTGTTGCAAATAATCACTACATGAGCTATCAAGAACGTGCGCAAGCCGTCAAGAATTTAGGACTATAAAATATTATGAAAAATTATCTATTACAATATTGGGCTTACAATCCAGAACGTGAAACAGACACGGTGTTACGTACAAAAGATGTACTGGTATCACAAGAAACAATAGAGCTGTTTCTCAATGGTAAAGACAAGCAATTCTTTGAGTTCATTATTAAGGATGGTGAAAAGATGATTCTTAACAAAGACTACATTCACAGTCTGACAGAAGACTTCGCAGGGAGAAATTAATGCAAAAGATTTTTAGTGATAATCAAAAAGCTAATTTAATCTATCAAGACAGCTTGGATAATCTGACGCCACAACGTGTTATGCAGTTTGTCAAACATCATAATCAGTATCAGAGACCGCGACTTGAAAGGTTAGACGAGTATTACAAGGGTTTGAACGTTGGTATTTTGGAACAGGAGAGCCGCCGTGTTGATGAAGACAAGGCAGACCACAGAGCTGTACATTCATTCGGTAAGTACATTGCTGATTTCCAAACCTCATTCAGCGAGGGTAATGCCATTTCTGTTCAACATGATGATGACGCGAGACTTGACACGGTTGAAGATACTAACAACTTTGATGAAATTAACAGTGACTTATTCTTAGATATGACACGCTTTGGACGTGCTTACGAATATGTGTACCGAGGACATGATGACATTGAACATAGTGTGGCACTAAGCCCGTTAGAAACGTTTATCATCTACTCACTAGATGTTGAGCCACAGCCAATCATGGCGGTTCGCTATCACTTGATTGATACCATTGATGATGATGTTATCTCAAACGAGTATCGTGTTGAGACATGGACTTCAACAGAATATACAAGCTATCAGCCAACCTCAATTAACGGCACACCTGTACAAGATGAAGTAAGCGAACTATACGTGTTCCCGATGATTGAGTACAAGAATAACAAGTTTAGAATTGGTGACTTTGAAAACGTTATCCCACTGATTGATTTATATGATGCAGCACAATCTGATACAGCCAACTACATGACTGATTTGAATGACGCTACGCTTGTCATCAAGGGTGATATTGATACATTATTACAAGGTTCAAGCATGATGAGTGGTATTGATCCAACAGATGAGAGCGCAGCAATGCAGTTAGCAAAAGACAAGATGGAAATGTTGAAGTCCATGAAGTCAGCCAACATGTTGCTATTGAAGTCTGGCGTATCAATGACTGGTCAACAGACAAGCGTTGACGCTGGTTATATTCACAAAGAATATGACGTGACAGGAACCGAAGCATACAAGAACAGGCTGGCGCATGATATTCATAAGTTCTCGCATACACCTGATTTAACAGATGAAAACTTTGCAGGTAACGCTAGTGGTGTAGCTATGAAGTATAAGGTGCTGGGAACGATTGAATTAGCAAGTACCAAGCGCAAGGCTTTTGAAGTCGGTTTGTATCAACGCTATAACATCATCAAAGCACTAGAAAATCTATCAGCAAGTGGCATGAGTGTAGATCCTAATGAGATTAGATTTGTGTTTA